GATTTTGATTGCCGATCAAATGCTGTCTTATAGCCATAATCGTAGGATATATAACCGACAAATAAAATAAATAATAACTGTAAAATATATTTAACCATTAATACACATCCTATATTCTTCTTGTCTACGTTTTGTAAGGCCAGGTAATGGGTTACCTTTAAACTTATCCCATCTAAGAATTTCTTTACATGCTGCCTCATAGTCGTATTCTTTTAATTTCTTAACTAGGGTGGACTTACAAAAAGCATTTTCACCGATATTGTAAGTTAGAGATACATAAGCATTATACTCGTAGGTGTGCATAGGAACTCCTGCACATCTTTTAACAGCCTTTTCAAATTTATCTGCATCACTAAGTAATCGAATTAACGCTCTCTCTACAGTTATTTTGTCACCAATTTTTACATTTTCAGTAGTACCAAAGCCAATGGTAGCCACATCACCCTTAACTGGTGTGTAAGCTTCAGACCTAAAACCTTCATGTACTGCGATACTTACTAATGCAGATGCTGAAAGAGAAAGGGAAGCTACCTTCATACGTTCAATCATAGTAGCCCCCTTTGTAATTAATTATTTTTATTTACAACATCTTTATAGATTGAATATAACTTATGACCAATCATTAAAATAGTATAAATTAAAGTAGCCCAAAGAAGAACTTCAGATACTTGGTAGCCTGCAACAGTGGCTATTGAAACGGTTACGGGTGCAGCAGCTTTGGTAGCCATGCTAACTCCCGTTTCGGTAGTGTGTTGTAGTGTTGACATTAAAAATCCTTATTTCCAACGAGGCCCCTCAATCCAAGTAACAAGGGAATGCCTTGAACCTGAAGTGACAGGGGTTACTCTATGTTCTAAATATGATGGGAATACAAGGACGGATCCTTGCGGTCTGAAGTCCGGATTAGATGTTGTTTTAAAATTAAACTCACCACCTTCATACTCAGATGGATCATCTAGCTGGACAATTACCGTAAGTTTACGGTCAAAGGGTCTTTGGTTTTCCCAATCAACATCATGATGCCAATCGTAAAAACCTTTATTTTCGGAATAATACTCAGTATACTGCACTTCATAAGGTCGATCAATATCAACACCAAAGGCATTTCTATTTGCATGAATAGCATACCCATGCAGTAGATCGCTGATAGATGAATCGTAAATCCATCTTACTTTAGATCTTCTGACAGAGGTATCTTCGGTATTGTTTGCAAAAATAGCTCCATCAACTGCAGGATATGTTTCGCACAGCTCCTTAATAGCGTTACACTTGTCTTTTGTTAAGGCACTTGTCCATAGTTGCCATTGTTGTTTCATTGTTTACTTTCTAACGCCTTAATTTTATTTTCAAGTTCAATAACTTTTTCGGCAAGTTTAATTACGGATACTAATGCAGCATTACCATATGCAAGAGATAGAATACCATCCTCTGATTTAGACACAACTTCTGGAAGAAGCTTTTGCCAATCTTGAGCAGAAGAACCTGCTTGACGTTCTCCACTATCAATACGAGTGTAAGTACCGTACTTTGTTTTTGCTAGCTGCTCAACAAAATTATCAGGTAAATCAACCCAATCAGTTTTGAGGCTTTCATCAGAGTTTGCAACTAAGTTACCAGATGCTGTAAGGTTTCCGTTAGAGGCAAATTGAAATTGAGAACTGCCAAGGGTTGCAGTTCCAAAGTGCATCCCAATAGTATCGGTACCGCCCTGAAAATAACTAATTCCATAAGTATCCGCATTAGCAAAACTCCACATACGGTTTCTTCCGGCGCTATACGTTGCGCTTTGGAACCCTGCTTGACTTGCAATTACGATGCCGTTGGCATTGAAGTTTCCGGGCGATCCTTCTGCAAAACGAGCAGAATCAACGCGAATTCCGTAAGTGTTTGATCCATTCCAACCCATTAACGTAGGATAGGTTCCTGTCCAGCCGTTTTGTGGGTTTGTATTGTTGCAAGCAGTACCACTAGGTGTTGTGCTTGCGGACGCATCAAAAATTACATGACTGTTGCCGTAATTTTTCCAAGCAAGCAACCCCACTGTATTGCCAATAGCACCAACAGTAGACCAGTTGCTTTGAGTTGCCAAAGTGCCAGAAGGCCCTGTAGGTCCGGTAGGTCCTGTAGGTCCTGTAGGTCCGGGAGAACCTGTTGGCCCAGTAGGTCCTGTATTACCTTGAATACCTTGTGGACCTGTAGCTCCTGTTGGACCAGTAGGTCCGGTAGCTCCAGTATCACCTCTTGGAATTGTAAAGTTAAATACAGCAGCAGAAGATGTACCACTATTTGTTACAGAAGCATTTGTCCCTGCATTACCTGTTGTAGTAGTACCTACTGCAATACTAGCAACAGTACCTGCGGCTCCAGTAGGTCCAGTGGCACCTGTAGGTCCTGTAGCTCCAGCAGGTCCGGTAGGTCCAGTAGCTCCTTGAATACCTTGTGGACCTGTAGGCCCAGTAGGTCCAGTAGGCCCGGTAGCACCAGCAGGACCAGTATCACCTCTTGGAATTGTAAAGTTAAATACAGCAGCAGAAGATGTACCACTATTTGTTACAGTTGCAGATGTACCAGCGGCACCTGTAGTTGTTGTACCTGCAGCAACAGTAGCGGCTGCACCTGTAGCACCAGTAGGTCCTGTAGCACCTGTTGGGCCAGTAGGCCCGGTAGCACCAATAGGACCAGTAGGTCCGGCTAATGCTACCTCAGCAATAGTCGCCTTACGGGTTGCTCCAGCAGAAACATCATAGAAGGCTAACAAGTCAGATGACTGAGTAACGGACTCTGAGGTTAACCCATTAATGTTTAAATTATTAGCTGTTGCAGCTGTAGTAGCGGTTGCTGCATTACCTGAAATACCGATTGCCCAAGTACCTGTTGCATTAGCACCCGATACAGAAGGAGCACCAACATCTGAGTAGCTCAATACTACGGTACCTGTATGACCATTGACTGATACTACTAAATCTGTGTTATCAATCTTTTGCCAAGCTGTTCCACTATAAACTACCCAGTCACCAATATGCCAATCACCAACTCCATTTAGAATTGTGTTACCTGCAGCACTAACCACGTAGTAATAACCCTTTGACCCAACAGAAGAAGTTAGAGTAGGGGTATTTGTAGATGCATTCCATGTACCTTGATAACTTAAAGCACCTTGTAATGATGCAGGAATCTGTGATAAAGGTACTGTACCGCTACTATCTAGTGTTGCTACGCCATCTGCTACACCAGCATTAAGAGTAGCTGAAGTACCAAGCCCAAGGTTAGTTCTTGCTGTAGATGCATCACTTGCGTTAGTACCGCCATTAGCAATAGGTAACACACCAGTTACACCAGTAGTTAAAGGTAAACCAGTAGCACCACTTAATACAGGTGAATTAGATTTTTCCCATAAACCGCTTGCGCTGTTATATACAAGTGTTTGACCATTAGTTGGGGTCTGTGCAGATACATCATGTAACTCATCTAACTCATAACCGTTTTGTACACGAACATAAATTTGTCCATTACCAGAGTTAGCTCTTTCAACAACACCAATATAAACTAAATGGTTAGGTGCATACTGTTTAACATTAGTAATAGAACCGGGTGTTGAACCGAGGTATAAAGAGTCACCAACGTTAAAAGATGAAAGGTTTAAACCTTCAATAACACCTTGACACATTACAAAGCCAGTACCGCCAGCAGGAATCGCTTGATTAGCAAGACCAAAAGTTTTAGCTGAGGTTGCGTCTGAAGCGTTAGCAGCAAGTTTAACAGTAGCTCTGTCACCTTGCGCTCCAAACAAATATACTGCTTGACCTTTTTGAATGGTTACAGAGTCTGCGTTTGTAACGCGAGCCATAACTGACTGACCAATACGAATAATACCGTCATCTAAGGCGTTAAATGCAATAGTACCCTGATTAGGATCCCAAACCATTTTACCTACACCAGATGCTTCTGTAACAGTCGTATCAATCTGAACATAATCTCCGGTAAAACTATTACCAAATACATTGTTGTTATCATCAATAGTAACACCAGAATTTTGGATAGTGTAACCATTTGTCCCATCAAACTTAGGGATAGCATTGTCGGTTGCTGTTGGTGATTTGCCAACGAAACTAGTTGAAGGTACGAAAGCTGTTTCCCATGCAGTACCATTATAAGTACGCATTACATTGTTAATGGTGTTCCAATATAAAGCACCTGTTATTAATGCGTTACCATCATTATCAGTTGCAGGATCAGAGTTCTTTGCACCGAGGTAACGATCATCAAAGTTATCGTATAATGCAGCAGCATTAGTTTCAGAAATTAGTGCAGCTGCGGCACTAGCTGTTGCGGATGAGGCTTGAGTAGTAGCAATACCTGCTTGAGTGGTAGCAGTAGCTGC